GTTTGAGCGGTGCGGGCTGGAGGTTCGCACTGGTTATGATGCTCGGACGGCGCGTCGGTCTTTGAACCTGATGTTTGCGGAATGGGCAAACCGTGGCATTAACATGTGGACTGTGGAGCAGGGTACGATAACCCTTACCCAAGGTCAGGCTCAGGAGACATTGTTGCCTGATGTTGTTGATGTGTTGGAGATTGTGCTTCGTCGGGGCAACACTGACTATGAGGTGGAGCGTATTAGTCGAGGGGACTATGTTACTCTGCCGAATAAGACTACACAGGGTCGCCCTAGCCAGTTCTGGTTTAATCGTCAGATTAGTCCCGTAATTAATCTTTGGGCTGTTCCGGAGAACTCTACGGATCAAATCATTTACTACTATGTGCAGCGGATTGAGGACGCGGATACTCTTGTCAACACTACTGACATGCCTTTTAGGTTTTATCCTTGTATGGTTGCTGGTCTTGCTTACTATCTTGCGATGAAGAGAGCGCCTGATCGCATCCAGCTTTTAAAATCGGTGTATGAGGAAGAGTTCCAACGTGCAGCGGATGAAGACGAGGCTCGGGTTCCGTTGAAGTTACAGCCTAGCATGAGATACTTGAGGGTGTAATGGCATACGCTTCGGGCAAACACGCATGGGGAATATCGGACAGATCGGACCGTCGCTACCGTCTTCGGGAGATGAAGGTGGAGTGGACAGGCGCGAAGGTCGGCCCTGATGAGTTTGAGCCTAAGCATCCTCAGTTGTTTCCTCCGAAGGCGTCTCCTGATCCGCAGGCGTTACGCAATCCTAGACCGGAAAGCGGGTTGACCGAGCAAAGGGCTACACAATACGGGTGGAATCCTGTAGGATTTAACGAGATTGAGGGACTGTCGCCGCCGAATAATTTAGTGGCAATAGGTTCAGTGGGCACGGTAACGGTGACAACATGACAATGACATATGGTGAACTGAAGCAAGCCGTTCAGGACTATACCGAGAATGATGAGACGACCTTTGTGAACAACATTCCTTTGTTCATACGGTTGACGGAAGAGCGGATCCTTAAAAGTGTGCAGTTAAACTTGTTTCAAAAGAATCAGTTTGGCAACATGACGGCAGGGAATCAGTATCTCGCTGCGCCTACGGACTTTTTAGCTCCGTTTTCATTAAGCATAGATGTTAGTGGCGATGCCGAATTTTTGTTGTTTAAGGATTTAGACTTTGTCCAGACGTACACGCCAGACCCGACGACAACGGGACAGCCAAAATACTACGCTCAATTTGACGTTGACAACTTTATTTTGGCTCCAAGCCCTGACGCTAACTACACTGTAGACATACATTATTTGTATCGACCAACGTCATTGACGGCGGGTGCGGATAGCGGAACAAGTTGGTTGAGTGAAAACGCCGAGATCTCGTTATTGTATGGTTCTTTAATTGAGGCGTATACGTTTATGAAAGGTGATCCTAATCTTATGCAGATGTATAATCAAAGGTATATGGAAGGTATTGCTCGCTTGAAAAACTTGGGAGAGGCGCAAGAAACTATGGACGAATATCGCTACGGTACGATCAGGAAACCTAGATCATGATACCGCAATTAGAGATGACAAACGATTTTGGCATTGAGGTACACACCACTCAAGGCCGGGGATTTTCTCCTGAAGAAGTCGCAGAACGGTGTGCAGATAAAATTATTTCTGTTTCTGAGGAAGCGCATCCAGCAATACAGGCGCAAGCACATGCGTTTAAAAAGCGGATTGTTAAGCTCGTAGAGTTTTATTTACGAGAAGCTATCAAAAGTGACAGAACTACGGTATATAATGCAATTACAGACGCAGGGCACCCAGAACTTGCGGAACTTATAAGGAGACTGTGATATGGCCTTTAGCGGCAATTTTATGTGCACCTCATTCAAGAAAGAACTCTTGTTTGGTGCCCACGACTTAGCGAACGGTGCGGATACACTGAAGCTAGCGTTGTACACAAACAGCGCATCTTTTAACGCGGCAACAACTGCGTACACCACCTCTAACGAAGTTAGTGGCACGGGGTACAGCGCAGGCGGCGGAACGCTGACTAACGTGGACCCAACTTCTTCGGGCACGACAGCGTTGACAGATTTTTCTGATCTGACGTTTTCGACTGCGACGATAACTGCTCGTGGTGCGTTGATTTACAACACCACTCCAAACACGACTTCGATTTCTTTGACGAATCCGACAGTCGTTGTGTTGGATTTCGGTGGAGACAAAACGTCTACAGCGGGTGATTTCACAATCGTCTTCCCAACTGCTGATTCTAGTAACGCTATTATTCGCATAGCCTAAATCATTTAGGCGACCGAAATGGCACTTATTGCAGGTTGGGGTCGAGGCACATGGTCTGAAGGGGCTTGGAGTAGCCCTCTTCCTGTAACAGTTACTGGTGTATCTGCTACAGGACAGGTCGGATCGGTAACGGTAGCGGGCGCAAGTGATGTGCCTGTTACTGGAGTCGAGGCCACAGGAAATGTTGGCTCTGTTTCTATAACAACAGAAGCGAATGTTTTCCCAACAGGTGTATCTGCTACGGGTCAAGTAGGAACAGCGGTCGCTTCGGCGGCTGCGAATGTTTCTGTTACGGGCGTTTCCTCCACAGGAAGTGTTGGCTCTGTTTCTGTTACGGCAGATGCGGGCGTTTCTGTTACGGGCGTTTCCTCCACAGGAAGTGTTGGTTCGGTCACTGTAGTTGGCGCAGCGGGCGTTTCTGTTACGGGCGTATCTTCTACGGGAGGTGTTGGTTCTGCTACTGTTATTGGGGATGCTTCGGTATCTCCAACTGGTCTGGCGGGTACAGGCCAAGTTGGCTCCGCTACAGTTGCAGCCAACGCAAATGTATCGGTTACAGGACTCGCGGGCACTGGTCAGGTCGGAACTGCGCAGGCTACGGGTCAGGGCATAGTTCCAGTTACCGGCTTAGAAGCCACAGGTGGAGTCGGCGGGGTTACTGTTACTGCGGTTGCCAACACCTCTGTTACTGGCGTGTCGGCTACTGGAACTGTGGGCGCAGTTACTGCGACGGCTGCGGCGGATGTTTCCGTTACAGGTGTGTCGGCTACTGGAGAAGTTGGTCAGGCCGGGGTTCTGCAAGGTGTTTCCGTCCCGGTTACGGGCGTTTCGGGTACTGGTCAGGTTGGGGATGCCACCGCATCCATTAGCATCGACGCGGTTGCTACAGGCGTTTCGGCCACCGCAGGCAATGGCTCTGTTACAGTCGTTGCAAAGGCCGATATCTCTCCAACAGGAGTAGCGGGCACAGGTCAGGTTGGTCAGGCAACCGCCACAGGAACTTCTGTTGTCCCAACCACGGGGCTTGAAGCCACCGGAGCCGTTGGTTCGGTTACGGTCGATGCGGCGGCGAATGTTTCCGTCACGGGCGTTGCTGCCACGGGAGCCGTTGGTTCAGTCACCGTAGACGAAAACGAAGTTGTGAATGTTACGGGCGTTGCTGCCACGGGATCCGTTGGCTCGGTTACTGTCGATAATGTCACAACGGTAAATGTTACGGGCGTTGCTGCCACGGGATCCGTTGGTTCTGCTACGGTAGTGGCGCAAGCCACAACTCCGGTTACTGGATTGCAGGCAACGGGGTCGGTAGGTTCTATTGAGGTCGTAACGGGTTCCGTTACTAATGTTACGGGCGTTGCCGCCACGGGCGCGGTTGGCGCAGCCACTGTAGATTTATCGCTAGATGTAGACGTTACGGGTGTTGCGGCGACAGGAACGGTTGGGGATGTAACGGTCACGGGCGTTACATCTGTTCCGGTCACGGGAGTCGAAGCTACAGGATCTGTTGGTTCGGTAACTGTAGACCTTGTTACGGAGGTTCCGGTAACAGGGGTAAGCGCCACTGGACAAGTAGGTCAGATCGCTGACTTTATTATTGGATGCACCGTATTCCCAACAGGCGTTTCGGCCTCTGGGGAAATAACTCCAGTGTTAGTTTGGGGAAGGATTGCTCCAAATCAAAATCCGAGCTATACTGAAACAATACCATCTTCCACCCCATCTTGGAGCGACGAAACACCGTCTCAGACTCCAAACTGGGATGACATAGCAGCATAGGACAATTAAATGCCTAGTACATATACTTTAAACAACGGTATTGAGATTATCGCCACAGGCGAACAATCCGGTACATGGGGTGATACCACCAATACAAACCTGAGTTTAATTGATACCGCATTGGACGGTCAGGTTTCGATAACGCTGGCTGCAACGGGATCGTCGGGTTCTCCAAACGGCTTGCCTATTACAGACGGCGCAGCGTCCAACGGGCGTAATCGTTTGGTTATTTTTGGCGATGGCGGAGACTTGGGTGGCACGGCGTATGTGCAGCTTACCCCAAGCGATTCCGAAAAAATTGTTTATGTGCGCAATAACCTATCGGGTTCGCGCAGCATCTTGTTGTTTCAGGGTACATACAACGCTTCAAATGATTACGAAGTTCCTGCGGGTAAAACTGCGGTTGTGTTTTTTAACGGCTCTGGATCAGGGTCGGTTGCGGCAAACGTGTTTAACAACGCTCACTTTGACGCCTTAAATGTTGTGGGTGCCGCAGCGATAGGCACCACTTTGACTGTGGGCACAAGCGTAAACATTGCTAGTTCGACCACCGTCAACGGTGTTTTAGATGAAGACAACATGTCTTCCAACAGTGCTACAAAGCTGGCTACGCAACAGTCGATCAAGGCGTATGTAGACAGTCAAGTAACGGCCCAAGATTTGGATATCGCGGGTGATGGTGGAACGGGTTCTGTTGATTTAGACAGTCAGACGTTCACGGTTGCGGGCACCTCTAACGAAATTGAAACTGCGGCTTCGGGCCAGACCATTACGGTGGGTCTTCCCAATGCGGTGACAATCTCGACATTAACCGCGTCAACTGTTGATATTAACGGTGGTGCGATTGACGGCACTAATATTGGGGCATCTTCCGCCGGGACGGGGGCTTTCACAAGCCTAACCGCTAATGGTGGTGGATCGTTGACCGGAACGTGGTCCAATCTAGGCACTGTAACGACTGTTGATATTAATGGCGGCACCATAGACGGCTCTGTGATTGGCGGCGCTTCGTCTGCAGCGGGTACGTTTACAACGCTTGTTGCGGATACGAGCTTGAATATTGCGGGTGACGGGGCAACTGTTACGGGCATTAAAGACGAAGACAACATGGCGTCTAACAGCGCCACAAAGCTGGCTACGCAACAATCTATTAAGGCGTATGTTGATTCTCAGGTCACGGCGCAAGATTTAGATTTCCAAGGGGACAGCGGCACGGGTTCGATTGATCTGGACAGTCAGACTCTTGATATTAGCGGCACCGCCAACCAGATCGTAACGTCTGCGTCTGGTCAAACTCTTACAGTTAGCTTGCCTGCCACGGTTGCTACGACTACCGCAGATTTAACCAACATTGAGGTTACGAACATCAAGGCCAAAGACGGTACTGCGGCGGGTTCGATTGCCAACAGTACTGGGGTTGTGACGTTTAGTTCAGCGGTTTTGACTACTGCGGATATCAACGGCGGCACTGTAGATGGCGCGGTTATTGGTGGATCAACAGCGGCAGCGGGTACATTCACAAGTCTGAACGCTACGGGCGGTGGTTCTTTAACTGGAACATGGTCGAACTTAGGCACAGTTACTACGATTGATATTAACGGCGGTTCAATAGACGGCACCGTGATTGGAGCCAACAGCGCGGCGGCGGGTACGTTTACAAACATTACTGCTACGGGCGGGAGCATTACGGGTATTACTGATCTTGCGGTTGCGGATGGTGGTACAGGCGCTTCTACTGCGGCGGCGGCACGAACAAATCTTGATGTAGACCAAGCTGGCACTGCGCTAGCGTTGGCTATCGCACTTGGATAAAGGATTGCTTAGATGGCAAACATATTTAAAAACTATACGTCTACTTCGGTAGGAACTGGAGCGACCACTGTTTACACGGTTCCGTCCTCAACAACGGCGGTAACGATTGGGTTGACGGTTGCTAACCGGACTTCGGCTCAGATTCTAATAGATGTCCAGTGCGCGGGAGCTTATGTTGTTAAGGACGCGCCGATTCCTACGGGCAGCGGCTTATCCGTTTTGGATGGTAAAATAATCCTAGAGACAACGGACACTGTTGTGGTAACATCTGACACAGCATCTTCTGCGGATGTGATTTTGAGCGTACTGGAGCAAACCTAATGGCGGGTTATGTTGGAACCAAGGCGGTTTTATTAAGCACCACGGCTGCGAATGTTGGCGGCGCTGCTTCGATTGGCGGTGCGCTGGATGTGGGTGGTGCGTTTACCTCGCAAGGCATAGATGACAACGCAGATGCCACAGCTATAACCATAGATAGCTCAGAAAATGTTGGGATTGGCACGAGTTCGCCTCAAGATACCCTTCATGTAAAGACAGGCAGCGGGATTTCAGGTGGGCTGCGTGTTCAAGCCAATACAGCAACGCAAGATGATTTTGCCCAAATCAAATTGATACCGTCTACGAGTGACACTGCGGTTTCATATTCTTATTTCCGTGCAAATCGTGGTAGCAATTCTACAACAAGATACATCACATTCGGGAATTACATTACTGACACTGACAATGAGTTCATGCGCCTCGATGCGAGCGGTAACTTGCTGGTGGGGACTACTGATACTCTACCTGTAACCAATAATGATGCTAGTGGTATTGCTTTACGATCTGATGGTAATGCTCAATTCTCACGGAGTGGTGCTGCAACAGCACGTTTTAATCGTGGCAGTTCAGATGGTGAAATTGTAAGTTTTAACAAAGACGGCACCACGGTGGGGAGTATTGGGGTAAACAGTAACGCTCCTTATCTTGTAAGGTCTGGTCTTAGTGGTGTGGCGATTGCAGGTGGAGGCCAGTTCGTAGCTACGACTAGCGATGGCGCTGGCTCGGATAATTCTCGAGACTTGGGCGCTGCAACTATTCGCTGGGACGACGTTTTCGCTACCAATGGCACGATTAACACATCTGACCGCAACGAAAAGCAAGACATTGCAGAGCTATCTGACGCAGAGCAACGTGTGGCTGTAGCAGCTAAAGGCTTACTGCGTAAGTTCCGCTGGCGTGATGCTGTAGAAGCTAAAGGTGATGAAGCCAGAACTCACTTTGGTATCATTGCACAAGACCTACAAGCTGCATTTGCGGCAGAGGGCTTAGACGCTGGTGACTACGCCATGTTTATCTCTACAACTTGGTGGGAAACACAGACAGAGGTGCCAGCGGTAGAAGCTGTGGCAGAGGTGCTTGATGAAGACGG